TCAGCATATATAGCAAAGTCATACTTACAGCAATCTAACCAATTATTTATGACAAGAGTTTTAGGCTTGTCAGGATATGATGCGGGGCCATCATGGTCGATAGTTGCAATTTCAAATGTAGATACCACAACAGTAGGTTTTGAAGATGGTACAGGAAATGCTGTAACATTCACAGTTAATTTCTCTGGATGTAATACAGGCCTATCTGCAATTGAATTTTCCGGATCATTCCCATCTGAAATTGAGAATATATTGACAAAAAATTATACGCAGTATAATGGGGGTATTTCCACATTATCTGATGATATTAAAAATCAAATTTTAAACATTTTTAATCAGAATTCGTTAAGTGGTACATCCATAAATTATTTTGGTACTATACCATCAAGTGATTATTACAGTGTTTTTGCAACATATACCGCAGAAACAAATGTATTTAACGTATCTAACGTTAACAGTTTCAATGCTGATTATACTAATCCAATAAATGATGCTTGGTATTATGCATTATTTGAAAATACTAGTGGGGAAACATATGATGGGTTTTCTTTTTACACAACAATAAGTAATTTAACACAAACAACTTCAGGTTGCTATACTGGTACTGTATCAGGTAAATTATACACATATACCGGATCTACATACTGCGGGTACAATAATATTGTATTGGCAACATTAAGATCTAGAGGTACTACTGTTTATTCGTCAACACAACATGGTCCACAATACGAAGTTAGTAATTTAAATAACGTTGTTTTAGATTTTACAGGGTCATACGAAGATGCACTAAAAAATCCATACGCACCGTTTGCTATCTCAACAAATTTCTCTAAACCTAAAAATGAAGTACCTTTATTTGTTGAAGAATCATTCTTGAACTTATTAAATTATGGATATAAAAAAGGTTATATTAGAGGCATAAGACAAACTTTAACATCATTACCTAGTGCTGTAAATGATGACACAACGAGCATTGCTAATTATTTAGAGCAATATCAATCAGCTATGTCTCCTTGGGTTGTGTCAGAATTAAGAGGTAGTACTGTATATAAGTTGTTTAGATTTATCACAATATCTGATGGTAATAGTGCAAATATGCAAGTAAAAATATCAATTGCAAATATGTCATTTAATAATGGCACATTTGATGTTTTGGTTAGAGATTACTATGACACAGATAATTCTCCGGTTGTATTAGAAAAATTCACTAATTGCAATATGGATCCTAATACAAATAGTTTTATAGCTAAAAAAATAGGTAGCCATGATGGTGAGTATGCTCTATTGTCAAAATTCGTTATGGTTGAAATGAATGAGGATGCACCTATAGATGCACTTCCTTGTGGATTTGAGGGTTATAAATTTAGACAATACGCATCTGATTTACCTCCGTTCCCAGTTATTAAAACAAAATATTTTGAAGCTGGAGAGGTAATATTTAACCCACCGTTTAATTTGTCAAGTGGTGTGGATAATAAAAATATAAGTTCAGGTGAAAATCCTAGGAGAGTTTACTTAGGTATCTCTAATACTTTAGGGTATGATGCTGATTTCTTTGAATACGTTGGTAAGCAAAACTTAGGAACAACTTGCATTCCTGTATTACAAGATTGGCCCTATATGTCTAGGGGCTTCCATATGGACTCAGGAGCGACGATCGTAACTATTTCGAATGAGTATGCCACTTCAGGAGAAAGTGCCTTCTACGTGGGCGTTTCGGACTTTAGAAACGATCCTAGCAGTGAAGAGAATGCTTACTATCGTACATATGCTAGAAAATTCACAATGCTTGTGGCTGGAGGCTTTGATGGTTGGGATGTATATTCTGAATCGAGAGCGAATGGTGATAGGTTTAGAATAGGTGCATCAGGATATCTTGCAGGTGCTTGTGTCTCAGACAGATTCCCAACAGCAAATGGTAACGGATTTTTCAAAATAATAACAGTAGGTGATAACACTAAAGATTGGGCGAATACTGATTATTATGCATACTTATTAGGTCAAAAAACATTTAATAATCCAGAGTCTGTTAACATAAACGTATTTGTAACACCAGGTATTGATTATGTAAACAATAGTAACTTAGTTGAGTCAGCGATTGAAATGATTGAGTTTGAGCGTGCGGATTCTTTATATATTTGTACGACACCTGATTACGATATGTTTGTACCATCAACAACTAATACTTTAAATATGATCTACCCTCAAGAGGCCGTTGATAATTTAGAGAATAGTGGTATTGACTCAAACTATACAGCAACATATTATCCTTGGGTTTTAACCAGAGATACTGTAAATAATACACAAATCTACATTCCGGCAACGGCTGAAGTAACTAGAAATTTAGCTCTAACAGATAATATCTCGTTCCCTTGGTTTGCGTCAGCAGGTTATACTAGAGGTTTGGTTAATTCTATAAAAGCTAGACGTAAGCTTACTCAAGAAGATAGAGATACATTATATCAAGGCAGAATAAACCCTATTGCAACTTTTTCAGATGTAGGTACTGTTATTTTTGGTAATAAAACACTACAAATAAGAGAAAGTGCTTTAGATAGAATTAACGTTAGAAGATTGTTATTACAAGCACGTAAATTAATATCTGCGGTTGCTATTAGATTATTATTCGAACAGAACGATGCTAAAGTTAGACAAGATTTCTTAGATACTGTTAACCCAATATTGGACGCTATTAGAAGAGATCGTGGTTTATATGACTTCAGAGTTACAGTTTCTTCATCTCCAGAAGATTTAGATAGAAACCAGTTAGTCGGTAAAATTTATATAAAACCAACAAAAGCTTTAGAATTCATTGACATTGAATTTTTAATAACTCCTACCGGAGCATCTTTTGAAAACATTTAAAATAAAAAGCCCCTCAAATTTTGAGGGGCTTTTTTATCTATTATCAATATAAATTATAACTTCATTGTAATATTCGATGAAGTGATCAGACCATAAGTCCCATTTTATATCTACCCCATCAACAGAAAATATATTATATTTTTCTGGGTTAAATTTTATTAAAATATTATCCCTAAAATATTTAAATTTATCTTTATTTTCTTTATAAGATAAATGCCATTCTCCCGATATTTTTTTTACGTTATTTTTTATCCAATCTAAATTTTCTAGTGTAAAAATATCGTATTCACAATTTTCACAATCACATTTTAAAAAGTCTATTTTATTTATGTTATATAAATTTATTGCTTCCATAAATGATATTCCACAAATATCTGTGTAATCAAAATCGTTTATAATCCAGTCCATTTTAAAGAATCCATCATTATTAGTTATAGATTTATTAATTTGTGTAACTGGGCCGTGTTTTGTGTTTTTAACTAGAGTTAAAAACTCTTCAAAAACAGGTTCAAAGCAAAACACGTGTTTTGGTTTTTTATTCAAAATAGAATATGTAAATGGACCAAGGCTTGCTCCGATATCAAAAACAACATCATTTTCTTCAACTTCAAAAAATTTCTCATAAATATTGTTATTGAATATTTCATTATATACGTGCTCTTTAAAACCATCGTATATTTTAGGTTCCCATATAAATTTGTCGATATTATTCATTTTTTATGATATTTATATTTAAATATTTAATTTATGCTTATTAAAAGAAGATTAAATGAAGGTTTTAATGATGAAGGCACTCCAGATTTAAAATATTATGCTTTTGACTGGGATGATAATATACTAACTATGTCAACAAAAATTATTGTTAAAAACGACAATGGCGAAAATGTTGGAATGACAACAGAAGATTTTGCAACATACAGAACAAGAATTGGTTCTGAAGAATTTGAATATGACGACAACATAATTGTTGATTTTAGCGATGACCCTTTTGTTAACTTTGGAGTTAAAGGTGATAGAAAATTTATTATTGACTGTATGATAGCAGAACCTGGGCCATCATGGGATGACTTCGTTGAATGTATAAATAACGGTTCTGTTTTTGCAATCATTACAGCCAGAGGTCATACACCGTCAGCAATTAAAGAAGCGGTGTTTAACCTAATTAAAGGTAATGTAAAAGGAATTAATAAGAAAGAGTTGGTAAAAAATTTAAAAAAATTTAGAGACTTTATGGATGAAGAAGCATTAAGTGTAGATAGATTAATAAAGGAATATTTAGATTTATGCAGATTTTACCCGGTTACATATAACAAACCTAAAAACGCATCAAATCCAGAACAAGATAAAGTTATCGCGTTGAAGGAATTCGTAAATTACATAAAAGAATTATCCGCAGGGATACACAAAAAAATATTCTTGAAAAAGAATATTAGAAATTTCTTTTTACCAACAATAGGGTTTTCGGACGATGATATAAGGAATGTTAATGTAATGAAGAAAGCATTTGAAAATGAACCATCAGTAACATCATATTTAACAGCAAAAGGTAAAAAAACAAAATATTAAATATTTATT